TAGTACGGATCGTTGGCAGCGCAAAATGCCACCACGATGGCAAATATCCACTATATCCGAAGTGGAAAAGCGGGTCCGTAGTTACATTTCTACCCTTATGTTTTAGGTGGCGGGCGTCATCAGATGGCTCCACCATGAACATGCAATAATTAAAGTAGGGAGGGACTAGGGAAGTGCGTCCTAATCCAGTCAACGGCAGAGTTGACGGACATCCCATAAAACGGTGGCGGGATGCATGACCTGGCAATATGTTCGTCGTCAGGATCAAGAGTTGTGAGCATCATCATATATCGTTTATCTTCAGGAGTAATAGAATACCCTAAAGTGCGATGCACCAACTCATCGTAATAATGTTCGTATCTCGCATCATATAACGCCTTGGCACGGTCGAGCAAAGGATCAATGGGTATAAGGGTGGGAGAACCATCCTCGTCACAGCGATTGACGTTGAATTTGGCGGCAATTTTCCAATTGTCGACCACAATGTCAGTGACTTGATCCACGCCGAAGGAGGCGAGATACTCCTGCCAATACTCCGCTTGGGCCTCGAAGTAATTGGCAAGATACGGTAAGTGCGGATGGAATGCGGATGCCCGTGCTGACATCGACTGCACTCCTACCTCGGCGGCACGTATATGACGTGATTTCTTGCCGGAACACTCATCGCATGCCATCCCAGAAACGGTAAAAGCTGAATTCATGACGTTCCTGGGAATGGTCGGAAACATTACTTTTGTCGGGAGGCCACGGTTACACAAAAAGTCGTAACCGGTGAAAGTGACAGCGCCAATGTATGCGCCGTCCTTAACAGCAGACTCACGAAAGATCTTCATATCGAAACCGGCACGATGCCAGTATGCTCGAATGTCGATCTCGTAGGCCTCCCAGACCCACCTCGATGCGGCGACGATGGAGTCATCACCTTCGAATGCACCTTTGTAACCTGTGCGCTTAAACATCCTTCTGTCGGATCGTCTCCGGGCCAAAACCTCAGAACTAAATTTCTCAGTAGCATAATGAGCTAATGATCCATCAGGGTTCATCACATCGGTGGCCCATTGACGGGTGTCCGACATCAGAGACTTGCTGACCACATAGGTGCGGCTTAAGCCAGAATGGCGTTGGCGGCAACTAAATAGTTCGCAAGGATGGTCAAGCAGGCAACATGCCCACATGATGCAGTTCACTAGATGATTGAGGCAAGATGTGCCCCGTTCGCCTGAAGGGCGGACAGCGCGCATCTTGAGGGTATGGCGGAACCCCTTCTTGTTGTCAAGGGTTGACATCTTGACCGTCCACCACGGCAACCTCCTGAAGTCGAGTGAAGCTTGAGCAGTCTTCACATCGACCTCATTATACCCACATGATGAGTACAAGCACTCGAAAATGTGCTGGAGGATAGGGTTTTCGATCAAGTTGCGGATATGGTCAGACTGGCAAAAATCCCAGGATGACCCATCGCCCTCGGCGGCCTCAGGGTCGGAACAACATATCTCAGCGATGTGTTCGACGACCCTCTCCATTGCAGACTTCTTGTCAGCGTGCTTGATGTGGTCATGGCAATCGTCGCCATACCAGAAGTGCTCAAAGCAACTAATAACAAGAAGCGCGGAAACCTGGTGAAAGTCACCAGCGTTGATGATCATCCTGGGCTTCTTACCCTCAGGCATGATCTCGCGTTTTACTAAGGCTTTAAAGTCCGGCATGACGCCGCACTCATCAAGGATATCATCTAGAGCCTTTTCAAACCTGACATCGTCCATCGTTGTGCTTTTCAATGCATGAAGAAAGGGATGATCTAACAGCCACTTTTGTACTTCGTCCCTAGGGAAGAACACCCGAATGATCGTCCTAACACATTTAGAAATTTTGTTACGATCGTTGGGCAACATGCGAAAAGGAATAAATTTTTCGACAAACCGCTTATGAACGGCGGCTGCGATGTTGGAATCCCTATTGGAGTAGGTCTCAACACGGTTGAGAGAACAACCGATTTTCGCAGCAGACGGTTTGGAATCAGTTCGAGAGTCGGGTTGATAATCCTTCACGATATCGCGAAACTTAGCGAGCCTCACACGGTTACCGCGTCCGTTGACGCGGACCTGTGTGCTCCCTGTAGCTCCAATGAGATCTAAAGGAGGTCGAGTGACCCCGTGAATCGTTCTGACTCCGTCGTCTTCAGTGCGACACTCTGTCGCCGAACCCCTACTCATGATGAGCTGTCGCCAGGGGGACGGCGGGATGCGTCCATGTCACAAAGGACGCCGCAGAGCAGACGAAAGGCATTGGCTAGCACTGCCTCCCGTAAAACTGATAGCTCTGCAGAGTGGGCACTGGGGCAAATCTTCGAGACGAAAGTATCGAGATATGCAGTGGGTGTGAAAAGGGTGACCACAATCCAAAATGGAATAACGAGTTTCGTCAGTGTCACCGGCCTCATACCTGTCTAGACAAATCGTGCAAGTGAGTGCTGAACGAACTAGAGTACCATCGAGATTAACCTCGTCGGACTCGCAAGACGCTCGCTCAGCTTGCAGAGGTGTCACCGGGTAGGAGGGCATGGTAGAGATGTTATGCTCTAGCTCTCTATGTTGCATCTCTACTTCAGCAGCGACCGCCTGTATACGATTGGCAGCCGCAAGTCTCTGGCGGTTGATTTGTTCTTCACGAACGTTTCTCCTGTGCTTCTGGTTCTTTGACAAGATGATACCGTTGGCCTGAACATTTCTAGGTTCGGTACGAGCAAGTTTTGCCTCGTAACCAGGGGCACCGGGGTAACGATCATTAGGAACAGACCGACCGTGTCTAATGCGTACAGGCACAGGCCCGGAAAAAAGAGGGACCCGTACAGGGGGAGGAGGCATGAGTTGGGATATATCAAACACTCGTGGCACAGGACGTGATGGAGGGGATGGAATCACCTCACTTCGAGGACTCGGAGTACGGTAATCATCATCAGAATACAACTGATCGAAGCCAACAGCGTTGACGCGAGCTAATGGCAACATGTTAAGAACAGCAGATCTTGCTAGAATATCCTGTGCTTCAAGAATTGCGTCAGCCTCAACCTCGCTAAGGTCGTAACCAGATGCGCCGTCCTCAGGGTAATCAGTCACGTTAACGTCTGAAGGTTGGGGCGGGTCCGGCAACGACCAATGACCAACAGGAGGCAATGGAAGAGTGCCTCGAGCTAAGACAATGAGAGGATGAACGGGATTATCACCTGGAGAGGGTCCTGGCGGGTCGTCTTCATCATCACTGCCATCGTCGTCTGGAGGACCACCTGGACCAGGAGGTCCGGGAGGAGGGGAATCGGGGGCATCTGGAGCAACAGATGCAGGGCTGGGGGAGCTAAGGGGAATTGAAGGGATCCAAATCAATCCGCATGAGTTAAGAAGAATAATTTCAGTGCGGATGGTAACAAACTGCAATAACGGCCGAGAAGCCGCGACGGCAGGAGTGATAGGAACAGAACCACCACCAGGATCAGGTCCTAAGTATTCAGGCCGCCATTCACCATAAAGCGGACGCCTTAAAGGTGGTGGAGGAATATACAAAGGAGTAGGTAACCTGAGGGGAGGTGCTGGAGGCGAAGCTTTGGCAACAGACAAAGAAGGCCTGTAAAGGCCAGTCCATTGCACAGGAGCCTCAACAGGAAGAGGCTGCATAGGAAACCCAGATTGCTCAGGCTGCGGTGGGAGCGGAGGCTGGGGAGGCAAAACATGGGGCAACGGGGTAGGTTCAGGAGGCAATGAAATGTCCCGTCTACAACAGAACAAATCAGTGATCGCACTCATGAAGAAATCCGCGTTTTCTTCGTAGATCTTCGAAATAGAAGGAAAAGAATCGAAGTAATGAGGAGCATGGTGTTGAAGACATTCAAGCGTAGATGCCTGATGTCTGAGATGGGTCTGGAATGTATCTGGTCCTATGCCAAGATGAGACCTTGATGGTTGGCCAACCAATTGCTTGGATGAACCTGCAAAATCAGGGAATGGTATCATGGCAGCAGGAATTCCATAGTCAAAGACAGAAACAATGTCCTCTTCGGACTCCTCAAGGGCAGCACGGACGTCCGCACTGATCCCATTTCGACAAAAGAGCGAATGCCAATTATTCCAGTTGAAGTAGGAAATGGCGGCAGGTGCCATAGAGTGCATGTTGACATGCGAACAAGCTGTAAAAACAACTTTCCGCAAATCACGCACTCTCTCCGCTTCCTCACGGGTAGCTTTCGGCTCATCGTCGATGATGATGGACAAACATTTTGATATTTTCGCGGCGATCTTGTCGCTGGGCTGATGTTCATAGCCCGGTTCTGCCAAACCACAGGCCATAGTACCACTAAAGGTACTGTCAATCTTCTCCCACGTCAGTTTGTGTAAGTAGATTTTCGCCTGGACATACAAGTCATCCCATCTGCCAAAGACACGATCAGTAACAGATGAGTGACAATTGGGACACTGAGAAAGTACACCAAATCGCAAAACGACGTAGTCTCCCCTCTCAGCGTCCGGGGGCAACTGGGACAGCCTCTGCAGTGAGGCTCCAGCACACATGACTCCTGAACAACAGTCGGTACATTGGTAGCCAATCCTTTGTCCGGCTGGTGATTGAACAGGGGCAGAATTACTGCTTCGACAGGTACCTGCTGAACTAACTTGACCTTGCGGTCGCATTAAGCCCGGCATCTTCGTTTTGGTTCACCTTAGGTCTACTGGGATTCAATAGAGATGCCGCCCGATTGCACCTTCTATCTAACCACACACCGTCCTTAGTCCAACTTGGAGGTTTCTTTCAGGCAATGACACCCTACTTAACGTTCTCCTTATCGGTCCGGTCCGATGGGGCTGCTTCCTACCTCACGAAACGCAAGATAAGAAGCGTGGGCTCCCACGCCCTGCCGTGCAGGGATGGACGTCTGTTACGCCCGACGGTGCTTACGAACACGACACCGCCAGGGTTGAAGCTTCGTCAGAAATTTTTACAGCACCAGTCTGCTAGAGGACCTGGCAAACTGCCTCAGGCCAGTAACACCTTACAATGTTTCCTTGTCCATTACCATCCGGATACACTGCTCAGCGGCTTAGCCATTACAGGGGACCTTTCTGAAATGCCTGCTCGTCCAAAGCAGGACTTCAAAAGTGGAACTAGCAAAAGAATAATAAAAGAACCGTGAACAATATTGTTCAAGATTTGAGGATGGACGCGAGTGCATGATAGGATCTCATGGACTCGAGTTCATCCTATATCTGGAAGCGTTGACGATATCAGGCAATGACTGGAACCGAGTTACGCAAAGTCAAAGGGTGATAGCGATCGCTGATGCTTGAAGTTTTAGAGAGGACAGAAAGCGACAATCGGGCACCGAAGCACCCGCGGGAAGGGGGCGAGGGTGAGTAAGCGGGAGGGGGATAAGACTGATTAATATAACAAGAACAAAAAGTTGGCTAGACAAAGGCTGGACACGAGTACTTGAATGACATCAATGTTTCAGAATACACGCACTCGCGTTCAACCTAATTTTGTTCAAGTTAACATGCTCAGTCAACCCCAAGGGGAGGGGGATATTCCTGAGTAACATACTCAGGCACCCCCTCAAGCGGAGGGGGGGAACGAGGTTCCCCCCCTCCGCGTGGCTCATAAACCCAAATGCTGAATTAACAGCATAAGGGCCCAAACGTG